GCGCATCAATCAGCCTTAAGCGATGGTGTCGAGCATCGAGGTCGTCGCGGTGACGCCTGCGTTCTTGAGCACGAAGCACTTAGAGGGGACCTTGACGATCGGTGAGCCGAAGAGCATGAGCAAGAAGGGCTTCGACGTAGCGACCTCGGCGAGAGGACGACGGAAGAAATCAAGCAAGCGCACGAACTCGAGAACCGTTGGATCGTGTTGTACGAAAACGATCTTCGAGGTGTTCGGGATCACTAGGTTCGCGTCGACGAACGCAGTCGGCGCTCCGCTAGTGTTCGCGATCTCACCGATCAGGCGACAGGTAGCGAAGTCAACGTCGAGCGCGCTCGCAGCCTTATCGCTTCGGTAGATCTTGTAGAACACAGCGTCCGACGCGTCTGCGATGGTCACGGTCACGCTCTCAGTCGCAGCGACCTCAACAGCCGCGGAGCTTACGCCCGCGCTGAATCCGTCGTTCGACACAGCGACAACTTTGTAGCCGTAGAAGCCTGCGTCATCACCGGTGAAGCTTCCCGCGGTTCCCGCAGCTGCTACGCTTGAGATGGTAGGACCAGCGGGCGCAGCGCTAGAGCTCGCAGACGCGGGAGCCGCGTATGCGTTGAACAAGAACGGCGCGCTCTTGACGGGGACGGGTCCGTAGGGGCTCATGATGTTGAGCTCCTGAACGCCATACGTGAGACCGTCCGCAGCGCGGAGAGACGCGAATTGATCGTGGCGACCGAACTGAACAGCGAACTTGATGAGCTCCGCGTGGATGCGTGGCTCGACGTAGATGCAGTCGGGGCGACCGAAGCGCGGAGCGCTCTGCACCTCGGAGAGCACCTCTTGAAGGAGGCGAGGAGTCGGAGACTTACCGCGGAGATCGAACGTGTTCGCGCCGCTGTTGTGCGACTCAATCTGCTCGATGATGCCGTCGAACGCGAGCGGGTTTACGCTCTCCTTCGCGTGCCAGAGTGAGCGCTCGAGCTTCTGCATGAGGCGCAGAGTCCCGCGCTCGGTCTCCTGCGCGATCGCGTTCGCGTTGTTGCCGATGAGGCCGACGAGCGAGCCGACGTCAGTCACCTCGCGACGCTCGGCGAGATACTTAACGCGCACGCTTTTACGCTCGTACTCAGAGCGGTTAGTAGTGCCTCCGCTGCCCTCTGCGATGAACGGCTCGAGATCGAGGCCGTGATCGTTGATCACGCTGTACTCGTGAACGGTGTTCGTCGCGCTGACCTTCGGGATCGCAGGCCAAAGCGCGAGCTCTTTCATCGTGTACGTCGCGCTCGAGAGCGTGTTCTCGATGCTCTGTGGGACGAGGGGCGAGAGACTACCGCGCCCATCGGCGTTGAGGCTAGTATCGGCGGGAGTCTGATATCCCACGTCTGCGGATTTACGGAGCGCGCTGTTTAACGCAGCGAGGTCCGCGATGTTTACGAGCTGATTCGCTTCTGGAAATGAATACATGACGACCTCTTACTCTGCGTCGATGATGTGGGAAACAGCGGACACAGGAACGCCCGCCTCGAGTTGTGCGATCGCGTTGCGGATCTGTCCGCGCTGCGTATTGCTGAGCTTGTCCGCGTCGTCGCGGAGCATCGTTAAGCCCTTGCGGATCACGTCCCCGCGAGTAGGGCCTGCGGGTGTCTGTGCGACGGGTGCGACGGGCGCCGAGACGACGGCGCGGGGTGCGTTGGGCTGAGCGAGGAGCGTGTTCAAGCTCTTCGACATCTCAGCGCGGTCGCCCTGCATCGCCTTCATCTCGGTCATCATGGCGTCGAGCGCCTTCATAACAGCGTCGAGGCGCTTCTCCATGTCGCCGATCACGCGGTCGCTATTCTCAGCGAGCGCCTTGATCGCGTCGGCGTACATTTGGCCCTTGTCCGTCTCGTCCTCCTCCTCGATGACGATCTCGTCGTCCGCGGGCATATCGCCCTCGTCCTCGAGGATCTCGTCATCGTCGAAGAGGTTGATCTGGCGATCGTCGTCGCGCTTCATCTCGTCGTCATCCTTACGCATCGCCTTCGAGAGCGCGTCGAGCGCCTCCGTTAATGCGTCGGCTGATACGACGTCGTCGGTTTTATTTTCGAGCATCTGTATCTCCTCGTCTGCTCTCGTTGCGGTGTGTCGTTGTGAGTGTATCACAGTTTCACGCCTGTGTTGTTTTTTGCGAGTTTCATCAACTTGTCGACGAGCTCGTCGAGCTCTCGATCCGCTGCGCCGAGCTTGCCTCGTAAGAGTGCCTTAACCTCGTCGCGCGTGTACACGCGAGGCTCGTCTCCGTAGGTCGCGGAGCTGATCTTGCGGTCGAGGCTCTGCTGTACGAGCGCGCTCATCGCTGCGTCGGCGTCAGGGATGACCGGCTCTTGATACCCGATCGACGCGCCCATCGAGCGCGCGATGAGCTCGAGGTTCGTGTGCGGATTGATGGGCATCGCTGTAATCGCGACGTTGAGCACGCGCGCTCTGAGTACGCGCTTCGGCTTGAGGGGGTCGCGTAGTAGCACCTGGCCCTCGACGCTGAAGCCGAGGGAGCGGTCGCCCCCCGCTTTCTTCATCGCGACGGCGGTCTCGTACACGTCGCGCCCGAGCTGCTTGTCTAAGTACAAGACACCCTCGACGCGCGTGCGATCGTCATCCACCTGCTCAATCTTCACCGGATGACCGAGGACCGCCCCCGCGCCTTGTTGGTGCTCGTGATTGAACCACCCGTTCGCGAGAAAATAATCCCACTCGAGCCCGTCTTGCTCGATCGTCTCGCCCTCGAGGTCCATGTCGCGCGTCGAGCAGATCCCGCCGATCATCGCCTTCGAGGGGGCGTCGTCCTCGCCCTCCCCCTTGCTCATCGGGTCGAGCTCCAAAGGCACCCAACGCGAGAACGCGTCGAACGACTTGCGCGTCGCCTCCTCTAGCGTGGACGCGTCGAGGTCATGCGCCTCGAGCCACTCGCGGAACTGCGACGGAGTGAGCTTGTCAGCGTCCGCGCGGACGCTCTGGATCTCGCTCTCGCCCTCTTTGATCCCGAGGATCATCGAGACGCCGTCCGCGTTGGACGGGGTGAAGCGTCGGAACTCATCATAAAGCGCGGGGTCTGTCTGTCGCGCTGCGTGTTCGTTTGTGTATGGCATCGTTGGCTCCTAGAATCTTTGAGGCATGATAATATGTGCGCCCGCCATCGACTCGAGGCGCATCGGCTCCACGTCGACGCGTGGATTCTCTGGGTGTAGATACAACGACACCGAGCCTCCATCGAGGAGCGCGTCGCGGAAGTAGTCAGCGGAGACTCCGTAATCCCCTCGGCTCTCGCTTCCCTCTGCTTGTGGGAACGACGCGAGCTCGCGCCCCTTGTATATGATCGCCACCTTCTCGCCGTCCGCGCGAACAAACAACGCAGAGTTGGCCCCCGTCCCCTTCGCGATCTCGAGCGCGTCGGCGAGGTGCTTCGCGGTCTCTTTGCTCATCGTCCCCGCGTGTTGTGTGTTGCCCTCGACTCGATCGACTAACACGCCCGCGCCCGGTGGTCGCTCGTCGAGCTGTTCGGGCGTCGCTTTGTTGTCGATCGCGACGACCTTGTTATCCGCCCCGAAGTTCATCCCGCGACGGTAAAAGAGACGGCGCCCGTCGGTCGCGAACAAAAGATCACCAGCGCGTCCCGCTTGTGTCATGTTCGTCCGTATCTTATCCGTCGAGCGTGTGCGCTTCAGCGCTGCGAGCGTTTTCTTGTCGATGTCCTCTGCGCTGTTGATCGCGTCGGAGCGTGGAGTGATCGGGTCGAGCGCGTCTCTCTGCACGCGCGTCTCTCGTGTCCGCTCGTCGAACGTAGAGAACGCCCGCTCCGCTTTGTTCAAACGCGCGACGTCCGCGACGACAGCGCGATGACTCTCGATCGCGTGTTCGGTCTTTGGTGTGTAATAGTTCTCACCTTCCCCATGATACGCGGCTGCGAGGCCTTGTGCGAGCTTACGCAGACGCGCGTCGGTCATCTTACGATGATCGATCAGTGTCGCCTCTTGTTTATCGGAGACGGCCCCTGAGGGGAATTGGTATTGATAGACGAGTTTATCGCCGTCGATGTGCGCTGTGAGCCTCCCGCCGTCGGGGAGCGTGTAGGTACGCTCTGCGCCGTCCGTCGGGATCGGCTCCTTCACCGCTTTCGTGATCGCGACGGGGTCCACGCCCTCGAGCTCGTCGCGTCTATTGCGGATTGTCTCGAGATCTCCCTTCACCTGCGTGTAGTGGTAGTCCTCGCGCGCTTGTTCTGGCGTCACCGTTTCGAGGAACCTGTCGCGCTCTGCTCGAGGCGCGCGCGCCTCTTGTCGCTCTCGCTCTTGTTGCTCCACCGGCTCGGCGGGTTGCGCTTCGGGCTCTGGCTCGGCGGGTTGCGCTTCGGGCTTCGCGCCCTCAACGATGGCGAGGAGCTGCCGCCGTTGCTCGAGGTCTCGCCTTAATCGCGCCTTGTGCTCAGCGTCGTCGCTACGTTCAATCGACGCCTGGATCCTATCGATCAACTTTTGCAGCTCAGCCCCGAAGCCGTCAACGCCGTCTCTCTGCGCGCGCGCAGCGAGTAGCGCCGCGCCTCGTAGCGCGCCCTCTTCGTCTCGTAGGCGCGCGATCTCCTCTTTATCTGCTTGCCTGTCTAACGCGCCCCACTGCTCTTTTAACGCGCCAGCGCGCTCTAGTAGTCCGACGCGGTGCGCCTCTATCAAATCCGCGACACCCGACGCTCTAGGCTCGGCGGGTTGCGCTTCCACCTCGCCACCCAGAGCGCGCAGACGACGCTCGAGGCGACGAACGACTCCCGTGTGTCCCGCGCGCCTCGCTTCCGCGATCGCTGCCTTCACTTTAGCGCGCTCGGCGGTGAGCTTGTCCTGTACACCATGCACCAAGTTAAGCTCATCGACGAGCCTCTGTCGCGACGTCGTCACCTCTTCACCCTTACGCGGTCCATCGTCGATCACGTACTTGATCATGTCCCCTTTTACGTCGGTGATGTGTCCGTGGAACTCGCTCTCGCCCTCACCATGTAACGCGAACGCAGTACCCTCGACGAGGTGCTCAGCGTCGAACGCGTGGCGCCCTTGATGCGTCGACGAGACGCGATATATGTAACGATAGCGTCTCCCCTTCGGCGTGTTGTACGGGATGCGCTTAATGTATCGATGTCCGACGGCTTTGATGATCGCGCGGACGAAGTTCTGAAAGATCACTTGATCAGCTCCTCTCGTGTGTGTGGCTCATTGTATCACGTCTCACGCTTACGAAGTCGCCCGTCCTCCGTGACCTCGAACGACGGGGGGACGCTGATTGTATCGCATCTACAATTCGGATGAACGGGGAAGATCGTCGGGAGCCAGTCCTCGCGCGACCTACCTACATTAACCCCGTTACCCTCGAGCTC